ATTATCATTAGAACTGTCATACCATAAATCTCCATCTTGCAAGGCACTGCCATCTGCTCTTTGTGTAGGTTGATTATTTGATATTTGATATATATCTCCAAAATTATTTATATCTACTATGTTTGTACCTGCCGCTACAACATTACTTATATTACTTGCAACCGTATTTATATTAGTTTCGTTATTTTTAACAGCAGTAACGTTAGCATTATTACCTGCTACTGCCGTAACGTCATCTTTTATATTAGCTACATCTGTAACATCAGTAGATATGCCAGCTACCGTGTTTACGTCTGCAATGTTATTTCCAACTATATCTACATTTGCTATAGCGTTTGCAACAGTATCTATTTCAGAAGTCGTTTCTTGTAAATCTGCTGCTGCTACTTCTATCTCAGAAACAGTTTCATTTAAATCATCAGCTACTTTTACAACTTTAGCTATATCTGCTGCTACTGTATTAACATCTCCTATATTATTAGCAACTGTATTTATATTTGCATTTGACCCTGCAACAGTGTTTATATTTGTTTCATTAGATTGAACTGCATTAATATTAGAAGCATTAGCAGCGACTGCGTTTACATTAGAGATATTACTACCAACTGCATTGACATTTGCATTTGCTGCTGCAACGGTATCTATATTGTTCTGGTTTGCATTAACAGCATTTATATTAGTTTCATTATTAGCTACTGCATTAACATTAGAAATGTTGCTTCCAACTGCATTTACATTGCTTATGTTTGCTTCTATAGTGTTAACTTTCGCTTGATCATTTGATGTTAGTTTTAATAATACCCATACAGTGTTACCAAGGTCATAAACTTTAGTGACGTTATCTGTTGTATTAAAATATAAAGCTCCATCTATAAGTGCGTTACCATCATTGTCTAACGTAGGATCAGAAGATTTAGCACCTAAATATCTATCATCAAAAGTATCTAATGCTGTTTCCGCTGCCGTTTGTGCAGTTTCTGCTGCGGCTTGTGCAGTTTCTGCGGCTGTTTTTGCGGTATCTGCTTGAGTAGCTTTTGAAGTTGCAGTTGATGCAGAGCTTGCAGCATTTGTTTCAGATGTCGCTGCTGCTGTAGCACTATTAGCCGATGCAGTTGCTGAGTTGGCAGATGCTGTAGCAGATGCTGCTGCATTGTTTGCTGATATAGTTGCTGATTCTGCGTCTACAATTAAATCCCAATTTGCAGAATTAGCATTAGTTGTTAATGGTTGAGAACCAGATGATGTATGTGCTGTATTACAAAAGAAAATATTATTTGTTGATGTATCTTTAACTAAATCTCTAACTGCATAATTACGACTTGCTGCCCAATCACCACGGTATGTTCCTAATTCTCTTAATACTTCAAATTCACCTAAGTTATCAAAACCTAAAACTCTGTTTTTTCTAGCGTTAGCATTTTCAGTAATTTCTAAATTACCAATAGTATTTGTCAATGAAAAACTTATAGATCTGTCTAATTTTTCTTGTTGTTGTTGATGCAATACAACTGCTTTATCTAATGCATCGTTAATAACTTCTGGAAAAAATCCACCTTGGTTTGTAAGATCTGTACCTTGTAATGGTTGTACAGCAGATGTAATAACAAGTTCAAACCCAGTAGGCAAATTAAAATCATTACCTCCTGACTTTAAAGTTATGCTTCCACCGGGGTTTCCATTTTGATCATCACTTAAAGTAACTATATAATCGTTGTTAACGCCTAAAGTTAATGTAGTTTCTATACTTGTACTTACTTCTAATTTTTTTACAACTACATCTGCATCTGTAAAAACTTTGAAGGCAAAAGGATATGTTGCAGTATTACCATTACCAACTAAGTTACCTGTCTTTCGTGTAGTCGAATTTATTGTCATTAACTAGACTTATTCACTATCTTATTTAGACTACCAACTATTCTTTGCTTTACGGTCACACCTTTAATTTCTACTTCGCTGACTTGGTTTACCTGTTACTAAACCTCTAAGATAATCTGGCAAACTTAATGGATCTACTTTTCCTCGATTAACATCTACTTGATAGCCTATAGGTTTACCTAATATTGTTAATGGTATACCTGTTACTAAAGACATAAACGTCAACATATCTTTTACATTTCTACCAGACAAATCTTTATCTTCATTAGTTAAAGCTAAATAAAACGATACTGGTGCTCGTAAAGAAGATTCTAATATTGATACAGATGGGCTTAATGTAATGCGATCATTATAAGGTTTATTGTCTAACATATTTATACCAACTAAAGCAGTAGTACCAAATGGAATTAAAGCTGCTGCTGTTCTAAATTGCGACCCAAAATACCAACCCATTACATCATTAAAAATACCATCATCTTCATCATCGTTAAAACCTTCACCTAATGCTCTGACTATCATGTCTGCAACAAACGATGGCATTGCAAATCCAAAAAGATAAGTCATAAACAATTTACCTTTATTACCCCGGAAACCTAAATCTCTCATTATTTTTTTATATGCTGTGCCATTTAAATTTGCAATCATATTAAAATAATTTTGAAATTGCAAAAATGTTTTTATAAATGGTGTATTAATCATAAACGCAGGTAAATCTTCTGCACTTAAACTGTCTTGCGTAAGTCGTACATTTGCATCTGCTTGTTGTATAGCTTCTGCTCTTGCTTCTTCAAATGACATTTCTGTAGGTAACTCTGCCATAGTTTTTTCATATGACGCTGCCCATACAACACTATCTACTTGGTTTTGAAATGCTTGTTGTATAAAGTAACCATGATGTGTTGCCCATCTTTGTACTTTTTCAAATTCATTAGGGTTTATAAGCAATTCATTTAAATTATCTTGTATATCAAATATTTGGGTATTTTGCCTTTCAGACATAAATGGAGATAATTCTGCTATTTCATTTGCAAATTTATTTGGGTTTTGTAAATACTGACCTAATGCACCTTTTAAATATCGTGGTTCTACTTTTAACATTGCAGGAAAATATCCTGTTAATTGTTGCAATGCGTTTGAAATATTAGCAAACATTATTCCAACACCTGTTCTTTTTCTAACTGTTTGCCAAAACACATCAACACTTTCTGGATGTGATCCGGGAATAAATGTTCTTTGACGAGCAGAATTATTTAGCCAAGGTATTAACATTCTGTCTATATATGTAGGGTTTATAATATTTATTTTTTTAGTGAATTCTGGATGTTTTAAAATTTTATGTACGTTTTTAATTGCAGGTTGTACATATGCAAAACGTAAAGCATCATCTATATGTTTTGTCATTACACGCAAATCTAAAGACAATGGGCCGGCAAATTGTTCGTTACGAGTTCTAGTAAATCCATCACCAGTAGAAGGTAATGTTTGTCTATATTCAGAATCTAATTCTTCTAATTTTGAAAGTGCTGCTCTTTTTCTATCTGCTCTTGGATCTAAAGCAGCAGGTACATATCCACCTCTATAAGTACCAAATTTATTAACAATAGGTGTAGCTTCTATTTCTTTAAAATAATATCCATATACTTCTTTATGTGCTCGTTGTGCAATAGGTTTCATTTCTTCATTTAAATCCCACACTTCTTGTAAAAAATCCCAATCGTCTTTATTTATATAACCTTCGTCTTCCATACGTTCCATAAATGAATCCCATGCTGTTGTATCTATAGTTCCATCTTCTAATTTGGAAGCCCATCCTCTACCTAATAATAATTTACGTTTATTACTGTTATTACCTATATGCAACATAGCTCCTAACAATTCAACTTTTCCGGGAACTGTTCCACCATTGCCAAACTTAAAACCAATTTCATTTGCTTCAATTGCATCTTTTCCTATACGATCAGCATCTACTAGCATCTGTAACATAGCTGCGTATTTTTTTGTGTATTTGTTTCTTTCTGGTCTATATGCATCTAATGCATTTTTAACAGGTCGCCAAATTAATCTTGTAAAAGGCCCTGCCATAGCTGTTTCACGTTCTAAAGTTGCACCTGCACCTGACCTAAAAGCACCATCAAAGTTATCCATCATATGTTCTACACGAGATCCAGATGATTCAAAACCTTGAAATATATAACGTATTTCTTCAAATCTAGTAGGAGTTCCATCCATTCCAATTTCTTTTAAATTTTTTTGTGCAATAATTTCATCTAGTCTGGCCAGTATTGGTTCTATGGCAATTTCTAAATCTACTTTGTCTTTCCCATCTATAATTTGTTTGTCGTTTCTAGCTTGATATATTAAAGATTTAATTTGTTCAGTTAAAGTAGTAAATTGTTGCCCAGTTAAATCAGTTAATTCTTTAGAATTAAAATCTACAGCATCTTGAATTATTGGAGCTAATCTTTCATAAACGTCTGCATTATATAATTTTAATTTGTCTACATAATCCATAGGACTATCTATAGCAGGGCCTACTCCGTATGCAGCCAATATAGATCTTGCAGCATTTATTAAATCTATATTTTGTGTTTTTGCTCTTGTTTTATCATTTTTTATATCAAAAACTTTATTAAATAATGCGTCTTTACCTTTAGTTACTTTGTTATATAAATTATGCATTTTTACGGCTTCTCGTCCTAACTCGTGTTGCAATAATTGTGCACGTTTATATTTTATTGCGTTTTGTGTATTACCTTCCATCATAGCTTTTTCAGTAAGTTTTACTGAGCGTGCTTGTGCCCTTGCATATCTAGATGGCCTAATTTCTTTCATTGCTGTTTTTGCCAATATATCTTGTGCAACTTGTCTAGCTGCTGCAACTTGATAACGAACTGGTTGCATAGCTTTTGATAAGAAGCGTAATTCAGTTGCAATAAATTTTGCTCTTGCTTTGTTATGTAATGCTTCTAGTGCTATTAAATTTCTTTGTTTTGGATCAGCTAATTCACTATATTCATCTAACATACGTCTATTTGTACGTTCTTTAACAACATTATTTATTGGTTCTAAATCAAGCAAAGCATTAATCATTGCGTGTGCTGATTCATAATTAAACATTTCAGCAAACAATGCTAAAGGTTGTCCATTTTTGCGAAGCATACCGTATTGGCCAGTACCTAATTTTTTAATTTCTTCAGTCATATCATAAAATTCTGATGCTGCTGCAATGTTTTTAACTTCGTCCAAACTAAGTTTGTTGCCATCAGTAACTATTACTGGCTCACCTCGATCATTTATGGTTTTACCATATTTTAAAAAGTCTGCTAATCGATATGTTTTTTCTTTTTTAGCTTTTTCCATTTCTTCAGCAAATATTTTTTTTCTAACGGCTCTTTCTTTTGTTTGTAATTTTTTTATTATTTTATCTTTAGCATTATCTAATACCGCCATTTCTTTAAAACTTTTTTTACTTAATGCAGCTATAGCTTCTTCTTGTGCTTGTTGTATGTCTCTTGTATATTCAGCCCATTCTGCGTCATTCATACCGCTGCTTGCTTGTGTTTCAAACATAGGTTTCATATTATATATTTTTTGTGATTGTTGTATTTCTTGTTCACTAGCTACCATGCGATCCATTACACCTCTAATCTCATCTGTAAGAATTGGCAGGTCTACACCATTTTCTGCTTTATATATTTCGTTTAATTCACCTCGTATTGATTGATAAATTCTGTTTAAAAATTTACGAAATCTGGTAAACATTTCTTGTAATTTACTATTAGGTGCAGCTTTTTCTTCTGATAAATATATTTCGTAGTTATATGCAAACGATTCATGGTATTTTCTTTTTTCTTGTAATGACAAACTATTCCATGTATTAAGATCTGCTACTTCAAAAAAGTCTAATAACTTATTAAAATCGTCTGTCATTCTCTGAGTAGCTTGTCCAGAAGATACTAATTGCTCCATAACTGTTAACATATAATGTGCTGTCTCATGTAAAAACGTAGATAAATCAGCTTCTGTAGTTAAAAGTGTTGTTAAATTTTTAGGATCAAATTGACCTCTAGAACCTTTTGGTGTTTGTGCTTGTGAAAACAAATCACTTTGTTTTTCTAAATTTCTTCTTGTTCTTCTTAATTTAGTTTTTTCAATTATTCTTGCTCTTGCAGCAGCAGCTTCTTCTGGCGTTGCTGCTTGTGCTCCAAACAATGCACTGGCTTTATCTCTTAATTCTTTATCAACTACATTTGGACTTTTATCTCCATACTCTCCCATGTATGGCTCACCTAATTCAACTACTCGTCTAATTGAATCTCCTATTAGTTGGTCACTAGTTGGTGCAAAATCTGGAACATTTGGATTTTCATCTATTTCTACTGAAATAGACTCTCTAGCTTTTCTATTGTTGAGTCTGTAATCTCTTCGTCCGTCTGGGAATTCATCATCGATACTAAGTCGAGCAGGGTCGAGTCTGACTGCAATTGAGGTATCACCATAACCAAGATCTGCTGTATCTCTGGTGGTAAAGAAGGGATCACTTGCTGTAGTGTATTCAAGTCGATTGGACTCTCTGATTGCGTCTGCTGATTGTTTGTCGGTGTGGTGGTAGATGGTAACTGTTCCGTCTCCGTTAAGGGGAAGTCCAGTTCCTTCATCTGTTGGGGTGTCAAAATTTCTTCGTCCTTGTCGGAAAGTTTCATTATCCTGTTGTATTCCATCTGGTCTTCTTTCTCCTGATTCAGAAACTCTTGCTCTGTCAATGCTCTGGTTTTGAATTTCAAGGTCTACCTCCTGTATTGTGGATTGTATGTCAACGTCAGAAATGCCAAATGTTTTTGCTAATCCTACAGCAGCATTAGCGTAGTCTGGTGCTTCGTCATCTACATAACCTTTAGTGTCTTCTGCTTCTACTAGTTTAGCAGAATCATACAATCTTTTTTCGGGATACCATAACAACGCTTGCAAATCAGCCATTGTAAGATCTGGATTATCTTGTTGCAATACGTCCAACGCTTGATTAAATACTTTTCTTATAAATCTTCTTTCTGGTGCTCCGCTTGGTGCTTCTTTTTGCCCATCTAAAAATTTTGTGTAACTAACACCATTTTTTCTTATTTCATGTCCTATACCTATTCTGTCAGATCCTTTTCTGGGTTTACCTAATATGTCAAATATTACCTGTTCTACTTCGGGCTGATCTTTAATAGTTGCAATTTCATTCATTATTTTTCTATTTGGTTTATCAGTACTCGCATTGTCTATAGCAACAGCAACTTCATCTAAATTAGTCATTCTAATTTTGACACCAATAAGATCTTGTAATTTTTTTCTTTGTTTAGGACTAAGTGCTTTTAATAATGGTTTTAATTGATCACGTTTCATATTTGCTTGCTTGCGTTGATCTAAAACTAATGTTCCAGTTAAACGACCCCATGAACGTATTAACCATCTATCCATAGTAAGTTGTTCAAAAAACCCTTTTAAATTTGCATAAAATCCATTACCAATTTTGGGGCCCATTACCGCAGCACCATAAACAATTTCAGATTCGTTTTCACCAGATACACTACTGTTTGTATATGCTTTAACTTCTTTAACTGTGTGTTGAGTTTGCATAAATTGTTCTAACTCTTCAAAAGGTTTTTCTCTTATTAATCTGTTAAATAATTTAAAGTTGTTATTAATAGCATCAGTTGCTTTTCCAATGCCTATATTTGTAGGAAACTTACCTGTCTTTTTGTAATGCCTATATGCTTTTTCTGCTAACTCAAAGTTTTTATCAACCTTGATCATGTTAGAAGTGTTAGCTAACGCCCAAGTAAATGCAAAATTAGCTACCGGATCAGTATCTAATTCTGGATGTATAAGTGATAATATTCTTTTTGCTTTAGTTACTTTTTCGTTATACCAACCAACAGCATTACTATTTTCTATTAATGCAAATCTAGCATCAGCAATTATTGTCTCTACTAAATATTTTTCTGTTTCTATTGACGCATCATTAACATCAATACCTGCTTCTTTCGCAGCTTGTTTTACTCTTTCTTGTAGTTCTATTTTAAATTGCCTATTAGTTGGGAAAGGTTTACTCTTAGCAAAATCAAAACTATTTTCTAATCTATTTGTTTGTCTAACATTATCAGGTACAGGTTTACCTTGTTGTTGTGGTTTAGCACGTTGTTCAAAGACTTCATCTGCATCTGTATCATCTAATAATTCTTGTATTTCTTTTTCCCAAGTGCCACTTTTTTCTACAGTTTTTACGTTAGCTTGATTAAAAATAATTATTTCTTGATTGTTATTATCTAACGGCATAATAATACCGTCATATCCTTCTTCAATTAATTTTTTTCTAAATGCAGTAGACGCTGTTTTGCCACCTTCTCTAACATCGTTTTTTTCTGCTTTTGTTGCTACATATGGATTTTCTAATTTTGCATACAAAGGCATACTAGGTGTTGCATTTTCTCCTTTATTTTTTTGCTCGTAAATATCTGCAAAGTCTTTAGCATCTTGACCCCTAACTGCGTACACTCCCGGCCCTGCCCAACCATCGTCTTTTTTTGTCGGGTTATTACTATCAAAACCTTTTACGCTATCAGAAGTTCCATGAAAAATTATTTGTGGTGTACCATCTTTTTCAATTAATTTTGAATTTTTAAAAAATTCTCTACTAATCTGATTTTGTGTATTTACTAATCCGTCTTGTGTAAATAATTGGTTTAATTTAGATGTTCTTACATTTTTGTTAATTTGTTGTTCTCCTTGTATGTTGTAATAAAATTCACTAAAAAACTGACTTGGAGACATACCTAAATCTTTAGCTTGCGTAACAATAAAATCACGAGCAAAGGTTGACAAATCTGATATTTGATTTTTTGTATATTTTGTACCTGCATTTTTTAACATTTGTTCAATAGTCGATTTAACATCGGCTGCATCTAATTTAAAATCTTCTACTGCTTGACTTTCAACTGTTATTGCATCAAGCATTTCTTGTTCTATTGTTGGCCTATCTTTTAAATATTGTGCATATTCTGCTGAACTCATTCCTTTTTCTGTTTTGCGTACATGAGGTTTTATAACATTGCCAACTTGTGTACCTACTAGTTGTGAAAAATATTCACCTGTCTGCATTTCAACAGTTCCTACACCTCCACCTTCATTTATTTCTTTTAGTTGTCTTGCAATATCTGGGGCAGCTACTTCAAGATCTTCTATTAATATGCCGTTATCTTTTAATGATTGATTAAACACATCAGCTTCTATGTATAAGTTTTCTACACCATTTTCTATTGCTAGATTATCTATTAATGCTCTGTACTGTTTAGGATTTCTTTGTCTAGTTTTGTTATCTACAGACATACCATAAACTTTTTCTAAAAATGCAGTATCTTTATTTGCTTCTTTTGCTCTTTGAACATCTATAGCAAAATTACCTCCGGCAGGTACTAAACCTAAAATTGCCATAGCTTGCATACTTTTTATAAAAGTAGTAACTAATCTATCTGCAACTTCTTCACGACCTTCTTGTGTTCCTAATTTAACCTCTAGGTCAGGATAATCTTTTAAACGTACAGCTAAATCACGGCCTATGACATTAGTAAATTCTTGACCAACTTCAGTTAAAGATTCTAATGAACTGTTTAAAATGGTATTTTTACTAAAATCTATAAATGCTTTTTTTAATGTAGGTTTAGCTAATTCTTTTACTAATTTCTTTGTTACTTCTTTTGCTAAATATTTTTTAATTAATGGTCTAAATACAATACCTGCACCACCAAATTCTAATGCTGCGTTAGTTAAACCAACTCCTGTGCTTATATGTTGTGCATCACGTTCATCTAAACCTTCATCAAGCATTTCAAGGTATGAATGACCTGCTTCTATTTTGTAGCTTTCATATGCCATCGTAGTCATAAAACCAACGACAAAACCGCCTTTAGCTGTAAAAATAGAACCCGGCCCAGTAACTGAACCTAATCCAAATCCTATTGCAGCACCGGCAGATCCACCTTCTAATCCTGTTTTTACTGTTTTAGACATTTGTCCAACAACTGTTGACGCTTCTTCCCAAAATCCAGAACCATCACTTTGTAACTGTTCTACTCTTTCATTTAATTTTGCTAATTCTAAATCTAATAATTCGTTGCCTTTACCACTTTTTTTTAAATTACCAATTTTTCCTATTCTAGTTTGTAGCCTACCTTTTTCCCAACCTTGTGCTATGTTTTCTGGCATATTTTTTATACCATTAAATACATACGCAATACCTTGCAAATCATCTACATTATCGTGAGCAATAGCTGCAAAATTTTTATCTGTTAATTGCCTTCTTAAAACTGGGTCATATAAAGATAATTCATATGAACGCATTCTTTCTTGTTTTTTCTTTTGTATAAGAGCGTTAATTGCTTCATCACTATCTAGTGCAATTTCTTCTGGCAAATTAAGATCTAATGCCATTCTTTGTGCTTCACCTACCTTGTTAGGATCTTTCTCCATAACAAGTCGCATATTAGCTCGCATAATATTTCTTCTTTCTTCCTCTTCATCTTTTAAAACTTCAGACATTGCATTGTAATCAGTATCTGAATTGGTATTAATACCTCCTATCCTGCCTTCTTCACGAAGTAAATCATCAAAAATGTTATATGAGTCTGTCATTAAAATAAATTAATTCTTGATTTAGTTTTAGTAATTTTTCCAATTTCACCTTTTTGATAGCGTACTTCGTTAATAAAATCTTGTACAGTTTTTGGCCTACCAAATGACACCCATCGTTCTGTCATTTCTTGGTAACTAAGTTTAAGTCCATTTTGATCGTAACCTTTAAGCATATAAGTCCTTACTTCGTCAGGAATTTGATTATGGTATATTTTTTTAAATTGCTCATTTTCTTTTACTATGCTAAATGTTTTAGATAATTGATCTGTGTCAACAGCAGCAACAACATATTCTGAACCTACTCTAGTTGCAAAACCACCTACACGAACTTTATTCGCCAGTATACTTTCTAAAATTAATTCTTTTTTTTGCCTGTCTAATTTAACTCCTTCTTTTTTAGCATCTTCAACTTGATCTTTCCATGCTTTTAATATCTGTAAATAATCGGTTTTCCCATCACCTTGTTTATTTAATATTTTAGTATAACCGTACTCATCTAATTTAATATTTAAAACATCTTTATCTACAGAAATAGATCCAGAGCCACTACCGCTACCACTACCTAAACCTTTTTCTTTAGTTTTAATTTCAAGATAAGTAGATTCTTTCATAAGATATCTGTAATCATCTATAGTTTCACCCGGTTTTAATAATGTACCTTCGTAATATGCAAGTAATGTGTCTACGTCATCTGTTTTAGCAAAACCTTTTTTTAAATTTTCTTGATCTTCAACTTTCAGTTGATTCCAAATTTCTGGTTTTACATCTTTCCAACCACCGGGTTTTGCATACGCTAAGTCTTCAGCAGGTTTAAGTATTTCTGTTTTATAATTTTCTTCTGCAAACTCTGTTTGTTCAGTATGTTTATCTTTTAAATTAGCTTCTACATATTCCAATACATTTTTATCTTTTATATTTTCTCTAGCAAATTTTAATGCATCTTCTAAATTGAATACACCATCTTCACTAACACGCATTGATGGTTGCTGTGTGTCTTTATATGTGTAATCTATTTTTGATACAACAGTATCTAAATCTTTAGAATATAAATCTAATTCATCACCTTCGCCATATTTTTTACCTAACTCTTCTTTACTTAAACCTACAACTTTTTCCATTAATTTTGCATTTACTTCTGCTGCATAAGCGAAATCAGTTTTCATTTTTTCTTTATCTATAACAAAGCCTTCTTCTTTTAATAATGTATTTGCTTTTGTAAATACACTATCTGCCTTTTGTACACCTAATTCTTTTGTTAAAAACAAATGTGTTGTGCGATGTTCTGGTGGTAATGATGTAGTTGCACCTTCTTTATAATATTTAGATTCGTTTTGTAATTTTTCTAAATTTAATATATTAATTTCTTTTGTATTACCTTCTACATATGGCATACCATTGCTGTTAGTAGCATTATTGCTACCTTCTAATGAAGTAATTACTTGTGCAGAACTAGTAAAATTACCATCATTAGAATTAATATTTTTTCCGTCTATTATATTGTTTGCAATATTTTCTCCATTTTCTTTTTTTAAACCAGTGTTTATTATTTTTGCGTGTTTGCTTATTTGTGCTTTTGATATACTTCCTTCTTTTTCGTGAAATTCAAGATACTCAGCAGCTTTATGATATTCATTGTTAATTAATAATTTTGTTATAGATGCATCATGTACTTGGTTTAAATATCCCATTCTAATATTTTGATATGTTTCGCTGTCTTTTGTACTACCTTGTGAATCACCTACAAATTTTATGCCTTTTGATTCTGCATAATTTTTTATTTTTACATCTAATGCTATTAAATTTTTAACATATTCACTATTTTCACCCATATTAAAATCATCAACAGACAACCCAGTTTCTGTGACTGAATTTTCTATATCAGCAAGAGTTTCAGCGTTTGCATGTTTAGATCCTTCAGCTATAGAATGTTTACTCATTCGGTTTGTTGAAGATAATAATGTTGCTGATGACTTTTCATTAAATATTGCTAATTGATTTTTATTTTCTGATCTTTCTGCTATTTCTTCTTTTAACGCATTAAGATCTTTTACTTTTTGATCATATGCAGTAATAGGTGTAGTGCCATCGTCTTCATAACCAACTACTTTTACAGCATTACCTAGTTCTGTCGAAAGATAATCATTTTCAATTTCTAATGCTCTTGTTTGATATTCGGTATGTAATTGTTTGGAATGTGCATCATCTCTTTCATCTTGTAAACTTTTTGCTATTTGTGCAAATTGCTTAAATGCTTTACTAGATCTTTCTATATCATCAGTTACTACATCGTCCATAGGACGTACTTCTGTAGCACTTAACTGTGGTGCTGATCCAACTCTAAGTTGTTCTGTCGGTGTGTTTTGTAAAGGTACTGTAGCCATAATTAACCTTCAAAATATTTGTTTTTTGCTATATCGCCAATGCCTGTTAATAACGTACTACTCATATTTAAGAATGGACTTACTGTTGATGCGTTAGCTAAAGCTCCGGCTTGCGATACACCAAGCATTGTTCCTCTAATATCCATATTTACCTTACGCATTCTTGCTTCATTTATTGCTTGTACTTTATTTGTATTCATTGTAATTTTGTCTATTTCTTTCATAATTTCGTCACTAGCAAAAAGATTTGCTGTACTTCCATAACCTAAACTACCACCTCGTGCTGCTGCACTTGCTGTAGCTTTTCCTTTGCGTTGACCTGCTGCCATAGTTTTAATCATTATTTGTCTGTTATATGCTCTACTTACTTGTTGTGCTTGTCTTTCTAACATACGACTATTAATTTTAGCCATATCTTTTTTATGCTCATAATTAAGAGCCATTGATTTATATTTAAATTTTTCTGTTTCCGCAGCATAATAAGAACCAATCAGTCCTTGAACAGTTCCTGTTATAGAACTAATACCAGCTACTTTATTTCCTATTGTTGCCATAACTTCAACAACTACTTATTTTTCTAATATACATACACTATATCTGTTTACGGTTACACTATCCACCTATAGCTACTTCCAATGTCAATCCAACAATTGTTAATGGTAATGGATCAGATTGTCGTACAAACAACTGGCCGTTATCTTGCCATGTAGGTGTAAGCATAATTTTTATATCTTCTGTTTTTAAATTAGGTGGTGAGCCATATGGTTCTGTTGTACGTTGTTTTGCTTCTACTAATTTATCTGCACTAGGCCCTGCAAAAATACCAGAACTTTCTAATACTCTTACCCATACATGGTTTAAATTTTTAACACGGCCTTGACCAAATGCTTCTGCTTGCAAAGCTAGTGGTAATGATTGCAAATCGCTTTCATATGGTAATCCTACGTGAACAACACTAGCTGCACGGTCTAACGTAATAGAACCGCTAGAAACAACCTTTTGTGGATGCACAGCACCATCAGCTAATATGCTAACTGTTTTGCCTTCTAACCATGTAATGCCTGATATAACATTTCTTGCTACTTCATAAGTTGTAATTGGTGTATTACGCAAAGATGCAGGTAAATCTTTATCTAATTTTGCTGTTGCTACTGTTTGACTTGTAGTAGATACAATATTACAACGATAGAAATCTGTGCCATCAACTAAAACAATTGCATCACCTTTATCATCAATGTTAGGTGGTGCATTAAATAAATTATAATTAGCAGTTATAGTAACGCTTTCTCCTTTTGTATAGTTTGTGCCGCCAGATATAGTTACATTAAGTCCTGTGTTTGTATTTGTGCCATTATATGTTGCACCTGCGTCAACGAAAAAACTATCACGTTGAGTTGCGTACAATCTTGTACCCATACGTTCTATATATTTTTTAGTAGCACCATTTATTGTTCTTTTTATAACGCAATAAACTACATCATCATTACCTTCAGATACAGTAGCAACACTTTCAAACGTACCATCTGTATCATGTTGATGCCATGCCCCTACTTGCTGTTCTGGCACATATGTAAAACCTATTAATTTACCACTACTACTTGTCATCCAAACAATAGGCAATGGTGCTTTGGCTAATGCCATATCTATTATTGTAAAATTATCAAACAAATGTGGTGCTCGAAGAGATAAATCACCTGTAATAAATCCATTTGCTTGCCAGTTATAACCAAGTTCTCTTACGTGACCGCCACGAGCAGCAGCATAAACCATACTGTTGTTTACAATTACTGGTTGTGCATTGTTTGCACCAACATAAGATTGTGGTTTTACCGATATAGAACTAGGTGTTATAGCGTCACTATTAACAGATGCTATACGCCATTCTGCTGATCCTGTAAGCAATAGTAATTGTGTTAATGGAACAATGTGTCGTATTGTGTTTGCTTCACGAGCAGCAACTCTAAACTTAATACGGTCATCATCTCGTATAGGTATACCAAAAGACATATTACTTTCAGTACCTGATTTAGTCATATAAATAGTTTGCGGATCATTATTTGTACCTGCAAAAACTCTACGTTGTTCAAAATAAGATACAGCACCCGGAAAGTTATTAGAACTAGGAAATGGGTTGTCATAAACAGGTGGCGTTCTAGAAAAATCTGGTGCTATATTTGCATCTACAATTGTTGTGCTAGTTGTTTCTCCTAAAAATCCAAATACACCTGCTTGTTCTTTATATACTCTGTATCTTGCAGCACCAGTAACAGCATTCCACGAAATAGTATTTTTAGCTCCAGTTACAAAAATATTATTATTAACTGAAGCAGAACTAGATTGGGCACTTTCATCTATAAGGTTACTACCAATAGCTGTAACAACATATTCATGATTTTCAAATGTATCTGCATTAGTACTTGATGATGAAGGTATATAAGAACTTACAGAAACACCAGTTGGTGATGCAATAGGGCTACCAAAATTTATTGTTTTTAATTCCCATTTTGTTGCACCAAGTCTTCTTAATTCTCTAGGTGCGTGACTAGGATGCACGATTGTCATAACGTCCGCAGATTGCACATAATGTATATCAAATAATTCTGCTTCTAAATACGGTGATGGTATTTCATATGTCATGTCAGCAGGTAATGCATACCAATTAGTTGCGTTTGGCGGTTGACTATTGGAATGTGCAGTTTTAGCGTAATAGTTAACACCGTTATATAACGCTATATCTCCTACTGCATAATTTGTGCCACTATTCCACGCTGCTCCATTGCTGTAATTTAATGTTGCACCTTGTGTATGAAATCTAAAATATTGATCACCCATTTCTATAACCATTGTTTGCACAGTAGAAAAAGTAAAAGACATTAATCTTACTGCTTTTGTGCTATCTTTTACTTCTTTTACAAATGCAAATCCCGGTCTGTTTTCGGCAGGGCCTTGTGGTTTAGCAATAAAATTACGCATTGTTGCTGCACCTTGTTGATATTTACTGTCATCAATACGTCCAAACATTTCTGGTGATATTTCACCTCCAGAAAACGCTTGTTTAAAATTGCGTGTTACAGGCATTAATTATCTCCCAGATGTCCAAGGAACTATATGTTCTACTGTAATATCTCTTTGTAAATTATCAGCTTGTTTAGCTTGCACTAAATAACCTTGCATCATTTGTGTACTGCGTTTTGCTTCTGCCATGCCTTGATCACCTTTTATAATTGGCCCTGCCAACATAGAAGCTAAATGCCAAGACAAAGTAACAACAAATAATGGAGAAAACAATGATGGATCAGTAACAAATGATTGATATCTCAACATGGCATTTTCTTGATTTGTATATATTAATGATCCTTCTATTGCAAATTGTTGTGGAGTATATTGACCTGCAACTATTGTTGGTGCAAAATTAGCTGTTAAATTACCCGGAGTATCACCGGCAGACATTCTTGTAGCATAATCGTTTTGTGATGAAGGAGATATAACTGCAATAGGACTCATCATATCCGCAGGTGCTACATATGCATAATCCCATTGATCAAGAATATTTGTAGTTAATGCTAAATTTTGACGTTTTGCTGCAAAATTCCATGTGTGCATTTCCAATAAATTGTTTCGTGCTATTGGATAAAAGCGTGCAGCTTTTTCTGCTTGTGCTGATCCTTCTGGTGGATTAAGCGAAGCTATTGTTGCATCATCACCCAAGTGAGCTAGGGCAAGGTTGCAAATATCTACTTCAGTTGCCATAACATCTCCTAAAAAAAAGGGAGGTTAGCAGTATTACTACTAGCCCCCAGTAACAAAAATAAGAAAATAATGCCTACTTACTTGCTGATTCAAGTTGACTAATAAGAGTTTCTTTTGTTTGTCTTCTATCTAGTTCAATACCGATAGTACGACCATAAACTTCGAGTTCGGCTTTTGTCATTGCTTGGTAATCAATAACATCAGACCCACCAACTATTTCAATATTGGTATTTGGCTCTCCGTTGTATTCAAACTCTTCATCGGCTTCTCGCATGGATTGACCAACAAAGCACTTAATTTTAGCTCTGTAAATAGGCATACATTCTCCTTATTAAACTACGGTAAAGCCAGAAGCATAGTACTTTTGACCATCACCAATTGTTTCTACTATATCAGCAGTAACTTTACCTGCATTCATAGTACCAACAACAGTGTATCTAGCACCAATAAATCTTTGGCCTTTGCCAGCAATATCTGGATTTAAACGTACAACAACGTTTTTACCTAATGTAAGTGCTGCTGTAGCTAATACTGCACTACTACCAATAACGGTAGGTGTACTTAAGTTTGCAGAAGAACTAGTAATAACTTCAAAAGTTACGCTAGTACCGTTAGCAAATGCTTCGGTTAATGCAAAGTTCATGTACAAAGCAGTACCTTCACCTATGTCTCTAGCAACACCTAAATCAACGGTGTTAGTAGATACAGCAGTTGTTGTAACTGCTTGATCTTCGCTTACTCTAAGTAATGCATCTGTAATCATTTTAGATCTCCTTTAATAAAATAAAAATTAAACTACACGAGCTTCGTTGTTAATTAACGAATCAACCTGTCTTATTGGAGTACCCAAGAATGATAAGTAGCTTTTAGCTGTTCCAAACTGTGATAAACCTTCTTGTATTTTTAAAACATTTTGTGATTTATCTAATGCTGCAATAGACAATCCAGAATGAACTGTTCTGTTCATATAGAATGCTGCTCTACCCATTGCCATGTTTGGTATTCTGTAAGTTGCTCTTGCCATTAATTTGATAAGAGAAGTTGCAGCAGAAGCTGATTGTGTGCCAGTAACACCAAGTAAATCAGAAATGTCAACATTGCAAATACGAACAACGTATCTCCAATCTTTAACAACTAATCCATTTTTCCACTGATAACGAGTAGCAAAAGCTTGTAGTCTTGTGCCGTCACTGTTGTATACAGTTTGCTCGCCAAGATCTTCGTGAGTTAAACCTGCTTTAGATCCTTTAGGAAAAGGACAATATACAGTTTGATCACCCCAAACAACTAAATATACAGAAGCGTTATCAGAACCTGTTCCACCTGCATCAAGTATGTTTACAGCATTATCTGCGGAAAGATCACCATATCTTGGTGCAAGACCTAAAAACTTTTTAGGATCTGTTCCGGGGTTGCCGTAAAACATTGTCTCAGCTTGAGTCTGGTTCATTGCTTCCAAGAACGCAGTGTCTTCAGATAAACGGAACTGTGCAGTGTTACCATTTAACATTGCCAAGTCTTTGTCTACCTCAGAACGTGCTTCAAGGATTGCACAAGCTTCATCAACTTGAGCAGTTGTTGATTTGCTGCCGGGAATACCTTGATTTAATGCACGAAAATAAACTGATGGTAAACCAGTTCTGATAATTACACGTTCACCAGTAGGTAAATTACCTTCTTTAAAAACGCAATCATCTAATATTTCGTTGGTTTGAGATAGTAGCTCTGCAACGATGGGAACTCTACCGTCTGGGTCAGATCTTTTTGCCCAATCCGCTAGTGTTAAATTTGAGGTTGAGAGTGTAGCCATTTAATAACTCCTTACTTGTTTTGCTGATTTGAATATAGTGCGTTAGCAATGCTGTTAAAATCTTTAGGATCTGCCCCTTCAGACATAGCACCTTCTGAATTACCAACATAACTGTCTTCACTAATTGCCTTACCTGCTTTGTACATAAACCTGATTATCTCAGGGTGATTTCCAAAGCCTGTTTCATGCAGCAGCGACTTCAAAGAATCAGAACCAAAAGCATCTAAAGCTTGTTTAGCAACATTAAGATTTTCAGCTAAATTTTCACCGCCAAATTCTTTATCAGCTTGTGAATCATTAGCCCACTCAAGTTTTACTTGCTCTAGTACTTTGGCTTGTTTTGCCTGTATAACAGGTGCAACTTTGTCTAATACTTTTTGTGCAGCATCTTGTGGCAGGTCAAGTTCTTTAGCGACTTCACCGAATGCAGTTACTACTTCGGGGTCGAGTTCAGAAGAATCGTCAGTAATTTTCGTATTAAACTCGTATGTCTCAGGTGCTCCTTGTGGTGCTTCCTGATCGCTAGTTTCACTTTCAACAGCGGTTTCATCCGAAACTTGTTGATCCTGTACACTTTCAGCTTGCTGCTGTGTGTCAGTAGTTGCTTCAGTTGATTGCTCAGTTGTTGCGTCTACTGTTTGCTGCGTGTCGCCTTCATTTGTTTGGTTGGCTTCCGTCATCAGCGTTTCTGACATTTTGTTGTTCCTTAATCATTGTCGGATACAGTTCTGGGCAGAGAGTGTGGACTTGGTTAAGGAGTTGCAAACCATAGTTTCTGTTACCTTCGCTAAATGACATTGCCATTGCGTTAGTGTTGAACGATGATCGAAATACACCTGCCATTTCCAGAAGTCTCCAGACAAATCTGCGACCCCTCTTGCTGCTCATGAGCCATTTTATATCCGCTTCCTCGTTCTGTCGGTCAATTCTGTCTACAAACTTTTTATTGTCTTTAGATTTTTGTTGACCTTTAAGATCGAGAGGGTTATATTCGCTCATGCTTAAATATATCTAGTTATAACTTGGTTATGGTCACACCTATTTTTGATTAGGATACATTTTTTTTGCAGTTTTTGCTGCGTTTTTAAAATCTTTAGCAGTTGGCCTACCCTTTTCACCTTTCTTTTTCATACGCTCGCCAGAACCAGCTTTAATTCTTTTACGTTTTGCGTGTATGTTTTCGTACAAACTCATGATTAAAACATTGATGGGTAAAGTTTTTTAAGTTTTTCTAATTCTTTTAATTCTGCTTCACTTGCCATGCCGCCTTCTTTCATGGCTTCTAACGTCTTTACTTTACGTTCTATTTTTCTAGGAATGATTTTTTCTGCACCTTCAATTCCTCCTTTTTTTCCTTTTTTGTCAGTCTTTTTTTTACCAAACATAATTAACCTCCGGTTAGATAAGTACCTGTAGTGGGTGTAGTAACAGGCTGTGCTTTTGGTGGTGCAGATGCCTTGTCTCCATACAATCCATCAGCTTGATCACCAGTTTTATCTATTGGTTCAATAGCCATTGCACATATTTGTAGCTCAACATTTTGTTCTACGCCATCTTTTTCTTGACTTTCCCTGACTGTTTTGACATATGCTTTTGCTTTTAGCATCATTTCAGTACCTGCTTCCGGTAGTTTTTCTATGCCTAATTTTTGTAATTCTTCTTTACCTAAAGATATACACAAACCGTAGCTATACATCGGCTCGTCAAACATTTCTTTACTGTCAATAGGTTGTGGATCTTTTTTTAAATCAATTAAATCCATTTATACCTCCAATGGTGATGGTGAATTGTAACCACTAAACTGGTTCATTATATCCATAGCATTACCTGAGTCTACTTTACCAAGTTTTGCCATGTTTTCTACTGCTTGTTGCTGTTGTTCTGCTTGTGCTGCTGCCTGTTGTGCCTGTGCTCTTTGTTGTCGTATCTTAGCTACAACTTGTCCGGGTACTATTAATGACGGATCAATGCCTAACATATCAGCATAACTATCTGCCCATGCATCAGAATCAAATTTATCAAGTACATCAGGCTTCATTTGTGCAATAGCACCCATTGTATTTGTATATCTATCAACACTATTTGTACCAATAGCACGTTGAGCTTGTGCCAACATAGATACAAACTCTACATTTAATTCCATACCTTGCAATTCTTCTGGTGCAGGTGGCACTAAATCTGCTTCTATCATTCTGCTAAATGTAATATCTATTAACGGATCTAATAATTCGTTATGTAATCTTTCTAAAACAGGCCCTAACATTAGTAATTTTTCTTCGTGACGTTCTGCTACTTCAGTTGCAGTCATTCTTGTGTCAGTAGCATTGGCCAACATAAGAAACAAATCAGCATAAAAACTACCATTTATGCGTTGCCTTACGTCTTGTATGTCCATTAACAAGTGTTGTAAGTTTAAATTTACGTTAAATGCTGTCTCAATCTTGCCTTGCTGCCCATCAATAAATGTAACGCCACCCGGCAAACTATCTACATCACGGTTTTTAAGGTAACTAGGTACTTGTAATGGTGGTTTTGTTTGGTAATCAATGCCTTGTGCCTTGCGTAATTGCTCATGTTGTAGCTGTTTTATGTCGCCTAATGCTTCCATACCCGGTGAATTACCATAAATATCGCCACCAGATATACCCCATCTTGGTACAACTACAGGAAAATCTTTAAATCCACTTTCTCTTAACACTTTATCGCCTTCACCACCTTGCTCAAAATAACAAGATTTATATGCCATGTTCATATTGTCTTTCTTACTAAAATCACGTTCTCTATCATCTCTTGGTTCTATTGCATGAATAATAGTTATCCACTGATCTAGTGAACCTCTGTCGTGCAAGTTTTTAACAGACGTTGAACAATTGTTATATCCAAATTCTCTTACCGTTTCTCCTACTGTTTTTTGAAATTCTCTAAACAATGTATTAACTCTGCCTTGATAATCTGTAGCAATTGCATATTCACCACACGTTACTGGGTAATGATGTATTGCGTTTTTCATGTCAGGTAGAATAATTGACCCTGCTGTGCCAAATGCTCCTAACTCTTCATAAATACTATGTAATGTCCTGTATGTATTAGATTTAGTAAACACTAATTGCATACGTTCTGTGACATCGTGTAGCCACATTTTTACTGGTGGATATTTATTTAGTTCTGGATCAACTGTACCTAACCTAAACCAAGGTCTTGCAGGGGATGTTGCACCGGCCATCATACCTGCACCTAACGTTCTTAATGCTCTTGTACCTGTATTGTCGTATATCGAGTTATGTCTTCTATGCCCTTTGTTTCTATCTTGTACAAAATAACGTCCATTTCTTGGCAGTAAATATGTCGTTACTTCTTGCCAATGCGACCACCAAGTAGCCCTTTCTGATCGAAGATGACCCCACCTTGTCAATAATTTACTTCTCTTGGTTTCGTACATTGATTAACCGCCTAATAAGGTGGATTTGCCTAGATTTAATTGATTTGGATCTACACCCATGTTGCCAGTAAGCATAGTACCTGCTGCACCACCTTTACCTGCTAATACACTTTCGTCACCTATAGCACCAACATCTGCTGTCTGTCTGTTTGCTTTGTTGTACTCCATGTCAGCACGATCAGCTTCTGCTTTTGCTGTTTTTCTAGCATCTTCATTTGCTTGTCGTTGCATAGCTAATTGTTTTTTTTGTTGCTTTTTCTGTTGCTGCCCTTGGTAAATTTGATAACCAGTGCTAGCAACTGCTGCTATAGCTGTCGTAATAGCCATGTCATAGCTCCTTAGAAAAGATAATATCTTGTACACCATATTTTAATCTCGGTAGCATATGAGCCAAGGTGGTGCTTTCTTTGGCGTGCCATAACATAAGTTTGCATCCGAGCAATGTTGCGTGTTTTTCTGTCTCTTTTATTAACTTTAAACCGACTCTGCCACCCCTGTGTTCTTTGCTAATAAACAACAAATCATTTTGGGCTAGTTTTAAATCGGCATAATGTAAATGATTAGTGACAAAATTAACAGAATAACCAATTAACTTATCGTTTTGCCTAGCTGACAATATAAAAATAGTACCCATCTCTTCAGACTTACGGTACGTTTCTTCGTCTGGTTTTAGCACCATAACGTGTTTGTTGCGTGCAATCTCTTCGTAATGCTCGTCAAACAATGTTTGGGCTTCTGCCAACATTTCGTCAACTGTGGCAAGTTTGATTTCCGTTTTGGATATCCTACTTTTGTCTACAGTAGCTGTACTATCAGTAGTTACGGTCACACTGGTCATAAAGAATTTTTAGGAACACAATCAAATATTATATGCACTCTGTCTGTCATGCCAATATTGTGTGCTGTGTGTAGTTTTTTATGGTTAAACCACCAAACATCGCCTACCTCAAACTTTTGCTCCTGATCTCCACAAGTTTGACTACACCATTGGTTAGATTTAAGGACAATATGAAACCTACTGTAGTGATCTGCATACGTTCCTTGGTCGTTATGTTTAGTTACATGACCACTAGGTTTTAAATTTACAATTAATACCCTACCCATGTCTTCAACTTTTAGCTGTTTAAGTATTGGTTGCATTAATGGCACTAACGCAGGTTTTAAATATTCCATACACGGATAATCGTATGATCCTGTATCCCAAATAACATAGTATTGACTCATTTTTAGTGGCCCACGAACATATATTGACTCTGTATCTTTATGTGGTGTGCCAGTAAATTTTTGACGTGCTGTTATTTCTGTCCACAGTTCTGGTTTATTGTCTAATAATTGGAGTAATGGCTCTACATCTAAGCCTGTAGCTATACGTTTAAAGTGCTTTGTATGGGTCATAATCTGCTTTCTGTGTAGATACTTTGCGTCTTTTGATATATATATCTTCTGGTACTTTCTTGGCTACTGGCAGGGCAAAGGTTAGTGCTAGTGCATCAGCTAAATCTGGTGAGCCTGCTCCCTGTAATCTCTTCTTGATTTGATCCTTAGACTCAAGCACTCGTCTACCCACATTGTCGTACCAATAAATTGGTGTTGCTAGTTCTTGTTTTAACGCTACATCGTTTGGTATTGCTCCACCCTCCTCTATCCATTGTTTCATTAACCACCACATCTCACTTCTGCGGTTGATGTATTGCTCTGGTTTCATTGCTTTACCACCAAACGGTATTTCGATTACGTCATACGACAACTGCCTTAGTCTGTCAATCACGCCACTACCTGCACCTGCATCGCAGAACACTGCATCTGGATCATATTCCTCTATCAAGTTGGCTACTCTGGCTGCTAGTTCCATGTTGTCTATACCTCGATATACAACTGGTTCAAATGCCTGTCTACCTTGCCTACGAAATATTACCGACCTATCATCTCCAAACCTTGCAGGGTCGATACCTAGCACTATTGGTGACAGTTTGACATGGTCTTGTTGGTACGTTCTTTTTGCTGCATCCTCAGTATCTGCCAATGCAATAAGTTGATCATCACCTTGTGCTGAAAAGTCGCATAGATACTCACGAGCAAAGGAAGTCTCACTCATGTCTCGTTTAAGACGAGTTACCTCGTTAGGATGTAGGGAATCAGTATCAAATACTGTATATCTAGCTGCTGCCCATCCGTCTTCCTCTATGGCTTTGTAATACAATTCACTAAATAAATTTATGCCCTGCGGAGTGCCTATAAAGAGTGACCATCCTAATCTGTCTGAGAGTGCCGGTTGAACAATATCTGACCATAGTTCGTTTTTGATCTGGGCTACCTCGTCTATTACACAACCATCGATTCTTAATCCTCGCATTGCGTCTGGGTTATCACCTCCAAACAAGCGAATGATTGCTCCATTATGTTTAAACCTTACGGATAGTTCTCCTTCGTTTATCTCGATTACAGACTGCCTACGCAACGGTTCTAGCTTTTGTTTTAACCTAGCCCATGCAATTGCTTTTGCCTGTCTCAGGAACGGTGCAACGTACACAAACATACCTAGCTCTTTGTCTGTCTTAATCGCTTTGTCTATAAGTTCCATGATCGCAAGCTCTGTCTTGCCACTACGTCTGTGGAGCGCATACACGGAAAAGCGTTGTTTCTTTAAATGACAAGCCTTTTGCCACGCTCTTGGAGTGTAATTAAGGCTTATGTTCATCCCTGCGGTAGGCCAGTACTAATAGTTAAGTTAATATCTCCTTGTGCATCAACACCTAACTTGTCTCCAAACCGTTTTGGATTGAATTTAGAAAGCATTTTAAACCTAGTCTCAACTCTGTTCTTCTGCCAGTTTATGAACGCTGGATCTATCCTCTCATTGCCATCAGAACCGCACATAACTGGTGGAGTATCAATTAGCTCTAAACATTCCTCAAAGAGAATCTCACAGCCTGTATCCCTCGCACGTGCGAAGGCTGACCGAAACTCTTCATCTTTATCTAACCATTTATAAATAGTTCTCCATTGAACGCTACCTTTTTTCCGGCAATATTCCCTCAAAGTTTTACCATGAGCAATCCATTCACAAATTTTTGTAGCTTCAACAGGATCAACTTTCTCTGTAGGTCGTCCTAGTTTTGAAGATTGTTTTCCAACGGTCTGGAGTTTGCCCACGGATTTGGTATTTACAGATTTTGGCAATTGTACCTCTTGGTAAATTAAAAATAGTGCTAAGAGTACCGTAACCTAATCCCTCTTCATTTAAATCCCTGATAGCGTCAATAGTTAGATCAGAAATTTTACAGTTATGGTGGCTAGACCCGATACGGTAACCTTCAGAATTAACAGCAATGTATTCTCTGGTTAATTGAGTAATTGCTGTCATTTAGGAATAATAAATTAATTAAAATATAAGAAAAAATAAATAAATTTGCAATATCTGTAATTAATTTCTTGACAAGTGTTGGGATAAATGCAATACTACAAGTATCGGTTGTCTACCGATTTGTCACTTACTAATTTTATTAACAACACATGGAGACATTCACACCTAGCGAAATTCAAGAGCAAGCCAGCTTATGGTTTATGACTCATGCAGGTACTTATTCAAGATTGCTTAAGCGTACTAAAGCAGAAGGTAAACGTGCTTTTGTAGTATTTGCTGACTTAATGCTTGGAGTTGATTACAGAGATGTTAAAGGCAAAGCAAACAAGGATGCATTTATCAATGCTTTTATGTCTAG